GAATTTGCGGTTATCCGCCGGATCGCGCTGAACCGTGGCATTCGCGGCGCACATCGTTAGCACTGGGTGCATGCCGTGGCGCAGTTGGCGCGCTAGCAGCAGCGTCTCCAGCTCGCGCAGTGCGGGACTCATGCTGACGAAGCCCTGCCCGAAGTCTTTGAAGCGGTCCATCTCTTCGTCTGAGAATCCGGCGCGTGCGAGGCACGGCCGCAGAAACCGCATGTTGTAACGGTCGAACGCCACGCCGCGGACGTCGCAGTTATCGAACAACCAGCGCAGGTACTCAGCGATAAAGTCGTACTGAATCGACGCACCAGGTGTTGCGCGCAGGAAGCCCTGCCCTTGCCAAACATCCCACGGCACGCGATCCGCTCTGGCCTTGTCGGCAAGACCATCTTCTGGCAGCCAGAATGTCGGGTGAACATCCCATCCGCCGTCGCGCTGGCTCACCCCAACAAGCGCTGTCAGGTCGCTGACGCTTGAGAGATCGAGCCCAAACCAGCACGGCCCGGTCGGCAGTTCGCCATCAGGCATCGCGCCGTTGTCTTCCCAAACGGAGCGGGAGACGAACGGCTGCCGCGCTTCCACACGCTGATTTAGGATCAGGTTGCGGTAGCTTGATTCGCGCGATGGCATGCGCTTCGCGTCCTGCGCCTGGCGCTGGACTTCCTCGACGTTCATGAACTGCGCGAGGTGCGGGTTGGCTGCCTTGATGGCTTGCATCCCGAACGGATCCAGTGTCATTGACGCCGTGTACAGCGCCAGCTTTACGCGCGGATCCGCGCCGGTCTTGGCGTCGTCGATCAGCAGCGAGAGCAGGTCGGCATCGGTTGGCGCCTGCGTCGAGATGACCACCGAGAGCGGATCGCCCTGCGCCGCGCTGGCCGTCTCAAGCGCTTCGTACAGCTCGGAGCGCGGCCCCTTCACCTGGCCCAGTTCGTCGTGGACCACGAAAGATGGCGAGAGGCCGTAGTTAGTGCTGGCGTCGGCGCTGAGTGCGCGGTACACCGTTCCCAATTCGGGACACAGCAGGGACTTTGCGGTGTCGCGGATCTGGACGACCTGGCACAGATCAGGCGACAGCCGCACCATCTTGCTTGCCAAAGAAAAAAGGATCCCGGCTTGATCGCGGGACTGCGCAGCGCTGAAGAGCTGCGAGTTTGCTTTGGCTTCCGGCCCCACTAAATGGAGCAGGAGCAGCATGGCCGAGAACGTCGTCTTCGCGTTCTTGCGGCCCATGCTCAAAATGAATGTGCGCGTTGGCGAGTCGTAGATCAGGCGCAGCCACTCGCGCTGCTGCTTCGTCAACGTCACCGGCTGGCCGACAAGCTTGCCTTCCGGCACGCGCAGATAGGCCTCGATCCAATCCGCGGCACGCTTGGAGCGAGCGCGGGTTATTCGCTTTGCCACGGCTTCGGCTTTGATCCTGCGCGCTTGGCCATGACGCCGGCGTTTTCCGGCCGGATCCGCGAACTCGGATTTATACGCAACTTGCCAGCGATTGCTGTTAACAGCGAGGTATTGCGCGCCTGCATGGCCGCCAACTTGTCCCAGCGCTTTAGCGCCTCGTCCTCTGCGAGCCAGGCCGTGTTGAAAGCGTTCAGCTGGACGGCGATCTGATCGCCCAAAACTACAGCACGGCAATACTCGACCAGCACGGGATGCGCCTCGGTGCCGATCATGTCGCCGGCTGCGCTCGCCATAGTGAGGCGCCAGACCGTCGACTGCTCTTCGGTCAGGTGACCAGGTGCATCAGGGATCCGCCGAAGCTCTGCAACTGGTGCCAGCGCCAACGCTGCACCACTTTTGCGCCCGCGCTGCTGCATCGAACCCCCGAGAACTTCATCATTAGAAAAATTAGAGACCAAGGCGGTACATTGGGGAACGGCCCAGACTTTGGACCCCCCCTACCCCACCTGCTTTGCACCCCAATGGTGCGCGCCGCCAGTCGGGAACCCCCGCGCATCGCACCCCGGCTCCGGCCCGATGTCGTCTGAACCCCTCGACGTGACGCGTCGGTGGCAGCTTGAGCAGAGCAGGCGCAGGTTCTGTAGCGCATCCGAGCCGCCATCGGCCTTGCTCTGGATGTGATCCACGTCCGTTCCCGCGCGGATCAGGCCTTGCGTCTTGCAGAGCTGGCAGAGGCCACGATCACGCTGTATCACCACTTTGCGCAGACGCTGCCAAGCGGCGCCGTATCCACGCTGCGTCGGTGTTCGCGTCTGCTTCCAGCTCACTTCTGTTGAACGCTCACGATCAGAGAGCGCTCGTCTATCCGGCCGGCGGTTGTCGTGATCCTGCACACGATGGTGTAGCGCGTGCCCACCGTGCCGGCCGAGAGCCAGATCGTGGCCGTGGTCGTCGTGTTGGTGGCAGCCGTCTGCGTTATGCCGGCCGGCACCGTCCACGTCACCGCGCTGATCGTGTCGCTGGTGAGCCATGCTGACCAGTTGAACTGATAATCCAGCGTGGCCTGCGGATCCTTGACTGCTGCGAACATGGCATGCCCTCACCGCTAAGCGGCGATGGCAAACGCGCGCGCGTCCTCCGTCACCGTCTGAGTCCGGTTCTCTGTGGTGATCTGGTAGATGCGTGATTCAGCGGGAATGGCCCCGCCTCGTGTCTCTGCTGCGACGATGAAGCCTCGCGTTTCAGCAGTGACAGTGAATGTCCTGATGGCTGGTGCAGCCGCAGCCGTGACCACCGTAAGTGTCACGCTGCCTGCCACCGCTACCGCAGCCTGCGCTGCCAGCGGGATCCCGGTTGCCAGTGCAGCCGCACCACTCACCAGCACGCCACCCGACGCCACGAGGCGGATGCCTGCGGTGATCGCTGCGGTCTGTGTGGTCGCTGTTGATGCTGTGGCCGAAAGAGGGATGGCCGTGCTCAGGCTGGCCGAGGCTGTCGTGCTGACGTTGACGGATGCCGCCAGGCGCACCGCCGTAGTCAGAGATGCTGCCTGAGTGACTGCCACCTGAGCCGATGCGTTCAGCGCGCTGTTGGCGCCTACCGACAGGTCTGCCGCCTGGCTGACCGTGACCGACACACTCGCGGCCAGAGCGATGCTGGTGCTGATCGCAGCCGTGGCCGTGATAGCAGCTGCAGCCGTGGCTGTTAACGGTATCTGTGTCGTCAGGCCTGCAGTGGCCGTGACAGCAGCTGCTGCCGTGGCTGCCAGCTTGATTGCGCTGGTGAGTGCTACCGAGGCCGTGACGGCTACCGCAACCGAGGCGGCCAGTGCTGCTGCCCCGCCAGTGGTCGTGAGATCTGCTGCCGCCGTGACGGTCGCTGCCACCGATGCTGCAAGCGGGATGGCCGTGCTCAGGCTGGCTGATGCCGTCACCCCAGCCGTGGCAGATGCAGCCAGGCGGATGGCAGACGTGAGCCCAGCGGCCTGCGTGACTGATGCGCTCAGGCTTGATGCCAGGCGAACCGCCGTCGTGATCGCCGCGCTCGATGTCGCCGATGCCGCTACGCTCGATGCAAGCGGGATCTGCGTCGAGAGTGAGGCGGCCTGAGTGACCGTCGTGCTCACCGATGCGGCAAACGGAATCTGTGTGCCTAGCGCCGCCGAACTGGTGACGGTGACCGATGCGGACGCGTCAAGCGCGGCACTCGATGCCGCTGCGCTTCGGAACAGCAGCAGCAGAGACATGGATTAATACCCGATCACGAACGGCAGACTAGAGCCAATCCCGCCTCGCGGCGTTCGGTTGCGTGACACTGCGGTCCCAGAGCTTGTTGGCGTCAATACGCTGGTGCCAACCCCAGATTGAAAACTTAGCGCAGTTGTTTGTGATACCGCGCCGTCGAAATCCGATAGAAACGCACACATCGTAAACCTGTCTGCGGTTGTTCCAGAGAACGAATAGTCCCGCCCGCGCTCTGGAAACGTCTCACCAGACCACCACGGGAGAATAAAGTTGCTTAGCAGACCGGCACTCTCGGTTGCTATTTGGTTGGCGTCTTTTCCGGTTGGTCCGTATGCTAGCAGGTTAAACGGACCACCCGTGTTTGTTGATTGAGTCGCAAAAAAACAATTCCCAACATCGCCCTGAAACGCGACAGTTCCCGCGTTGCCTTTGTTGCCGAATATCACAATCGTTGACGAGGTGAAAGCACCAACCGGCGCGGTTGTTTGAGTAAATGTGACCTCGCGTGGAGGCGAATCAATCGTGCCAATCCACAATTTTTGAGTCGAATTTGGCCCGGTGTTTGTGGCGTCTAAATAGTGCGCGATGAAGTACCAGTTGTTGATCGC